GAGCTAACGCCCAATCCAGATTGAATGGATCAGACTGAGAGGGAAGTGCTTGCTGTGGCATCGGGGCTGGTTGCGTAGACATTCCCGGCGGTGCAACCGGAGGAGGTTTCTGACCACCTTGCCCTCCACCTCTCCGACGACGAGTACCTTGACCCATTTGTCCAAGTGACGGCATTCCACGCCGACGAGAAGTCATTGTAGGTGGAGGTGTTGCCCCCATTTGTGGACGTTGCGCTGCCATCGGAGCCGGTCGCGTTTGAGCCGACCCCGTAAATGGATTGATCGGCGGTCCCGACCCACGCATTCCCTGTTGATTATTGACTATAGCCATATTGTTTCACCTTAGACCCGATATGCTGGTTGTTCCCTGAATCCAGTGGCTCCTGTCTGGAACGCAGTCAGAAACGCATTGAGTAACGGAAGTATTTCACCAAATCTTCCACTATCCAACGCATTAAGAACTTCTTCTCGCTTTAATCCATACTCAGCGAGGAACTGATTCCATTGGACATTTCTATCAAGCACACCAAAAGCAGCATCCTGCCTGAATTGCTGCATCCCCGTCATGGCGTTAATGGTATTAACCAAGTTGGCACTCTGCTGCGTCGTAAGATTCGCTGATTCCTGAATCGCCTGTTGGAGTCGATCATCCTGACGACGAGCCGTATCCAGCGTCATGCTGGTTCTAAGCTCTTGCGCCATTGCATAGCGTTGGTCAGCAGAGGCGCGTTGGAACTGCGCTTGCTGGCTTAACGCGGCCATTGCGGTGTTGTATCGCTGATCTTCCCGATCCTTCTCGTCCAGTGCAATCTGTTGAGCAGCATCGGCATACATGGGGGCCAGTTTTGTTTCGACCCGCTGCATGTAATCGGCTTCTGGACCCTGACCGAGCGTGCCACGACCGGCCATCGCTGCCTGACCCTGAGACAGTTGCGCTCTCCTCAACGCATCAATCGGAGAACGTGCCGACTCAATTTCCATCGCTCGACGCTGTTCATCAAGTGGTTTTTGTCCACCACTGGCAATGATGTCCCTGAGAATCTGTTGAGTTTCATCCTCAAGCGGTGTGGCATCAGAGATACCACCCTCAGATAACACTTGGTCGAGATAGTCCTGACGCTGTTGCTCATCGCCAGTAAGTGGTAACTCACCACCAGACGCCATAATGTCAGACAACGTACGGTCTGTCTGTGCGCTCAGGGGAGTCCTGATACGACCACCACCCTGCAATAACCCCTCAACTCCGAGGTTTTGCATCTGTGAAATGGGGTCATTTCCCACTTCTAATGTGAACTGATCTTGGTACTCAGGTGGATAAAGCGGATAACTGTCAGACCGGAACCCTGTTTCACCTAACGGGCCTATGCCTGGTTGACCGGGAATACCGGGATCACTAGTGTTTCCACCAGAAGGCAATCTCCTCGTAACGACGGTAGTGTCGTCAGTAGTGTCATCTATGGTGTCGTCGATGGTGTCGTCGATGGTGTCGTCGATGATTTCTGGCATAAGGTACTGCCATGCGTCCCCACCTGTTCCGTAGTTCCGCATAATGTCGATAATTGGCCCACCGCCACCAAACTGAACGGAGCCAGAACCGCCTGATGCTGTATATGGCAACCCTGCCTGACCCATATCGGCTAAAAACTCATCGAAACCAGCGCGATTCGGACTGTAATTCCGAGCAATGTCCTGAAACCCACTCCCCCACCCTGCATCAAGTGGAGTATTTTGCTCAAGAAAGCTGATGTTCTCTGGCGTGAGGTCATACATACCGCTGCCACCACCACCACCACCACTACCGCGAGTCCTGTCTGGACTGTAAATCCCCTCAAGAGGGTAATCCTCCATCAGATGACCATAAAGTCCATGCCAGATATCACGTTCACCGGCTGCTGTACCGTGTTGAGCTTGATATTGATTGGCTAATTCCTGAGTTACGCCACCGAAAGTCTTGTTCTGATCTAAGAACCCGTAGTCTTGTAAGGACCGTTGATCTATCCCGCTCTCTGGATTCAACCACTCATCGTATCCAGCCTGTCGTGGATCTAAACCTGATTTATATCTTCTAGCACCACCACCAGTATCAGGTGTCTGAACCCCCCAAATATCACCGATATCCTTGCCTTCCTCGAACACGTTGTAATATCCGTGACCAATATCGGCATCAGAAGGCATTGGTGCCGTATTGCCAGCTTGATAAGCGCCAACAATGTCCTCCCAAAAAGGAGAACCTTCGTCATATGTCCCTGGAGCTATACCCTGCCCCTCGTAATCATAATCAGCGATTACTTGGTCAAGATTGGTAAGGTAGTCTTGGTAGTCGTATTTTCCATTCGCCATAACTATCCCTTATAAATATTTCTACCGCTGGTGTCTCCACCAGATTCTCCCTGATCACCTGGATTTTGATCTCTTGGGTATTGGCTTTCGCCTAGATCATATCCAGACCTAGATACCTTCCCCGTCCTCTTTCTTTCCAAGCTCAACTGTGCAGGAGTGGGATCGAACTGATTTGCTGCAAATGTCAGCATATTATTCGCATCTCGTGTGACACCAATCAATCCAAGCGCGTCTTCAATCTCCTGAAACCCTCCTCCGAGCATCGGTTGTGGAGGATTCTCTTGTGTCGCAGTCTTATATGCTTTATCACCACTGACTTCCTGTCCGAATGGAGGATTGTCTCCCCAATCAACGCCACTCCGACGCAATAACTCTGGACGACGTAACGCAGGGTCCATCCCCGTCAGACCGACATCAGCAAATAACGGTCCCTTTATCATTGGGGGTTGCTGCACAACTGCGCTTGGTAAGGACACATCTCTTGAAGCCCGTTGTGCGCCAACAGCGCCAACAGTACCAAGATCCCCCATCATTCGTTGGTAAAGGTCTGGAGCATAATAGGGAGTCCCTCGCAATGGCATCCCGACGATCTTGTCATCGTCACCACCACCGGCTAAATAGCCACCGATGCCTCTCGCGCCACCCATAACCCACGGAACCCACGCTGATTCTGTGCCACTCATACGTCTAACTCCTTCAGGAAGGCTTTTCGCTGGACTTCATTAAAGCCGAGCTTTTTCGCTAACGCCAACCCTCGTTTATTGTCGTAATCTACTGAAATCATAAAGTGCTTAATCCCTATTTGCACAGCATGATTTTCAGCGGCGTGAGCCGCTTGCAAACTATACCGACGCGAATCAGGTTCAATATAAATGTGCGGTTGCCCGA